GAAGCAGAAAATGCTGAGACAGAAGAAGAGTTGAAGAAACTCGAAAATGCTAAGGCAGAGATCGAAGAGAAGATCAAGTCCATCAATGTCAAGGAAGACGTTGACGCCCTCGTAGAAGGTGAAGACCTCTCCGAAGAGTTCAAGGACAAGGCAGCGACAATCTTTGAAGCTGCTGTTAAATCAAAAACCCGTGAGGAAATCTCTCGTATTCACGAAGATATGACTTCCGAGTTTGAAGTAAAACTGGAAGAGTCTGTTGATGCTCTTACAGAAAAAGTAGATACTTATCTCAACTACGTTGTAGAGACATGGACTAAAGAGAACGAGTTGGCAATCGAACGTGGCCTAAAGGGTGAGATTGCAGAAGACTTTATCTCTGGACTGAAACAGTTGTTTGAAGATCACTATATTGATGTGCCTGATGAGAAATATGACGTTCTCGAAGCACAATCTGACAAAATTGCTGAACTGGAAGAGAAGGTTAACAGTGTCATGGAGCAGAATATCTCCCTTACATCTGTTAAGTCCCAACTGGTTCGGGAACAGGTTATCTCTGAAGCTTGCGAAGAGTTGACTGATACCGAAATTGAAAAGTTCAAGTCTCTTACTGAAGATGTTGACTTTGCTGACGAAGAGTCCTTCAAAGCAAAACTCGACACCTTGAAGGAAAGTTATTTCCCTAAGACGATTGTTGAACAAACTTTTGATGATGAAGATGGTGGCACCGCACAGGACATTGATACGACTGAAGCTATGAGCGCTTACATGTCGGCAATTAGTCGTAACAAAGAGCGTGCCCAATAATATTATAAACAGATGTAATTAATAAAGGAGAAACAAATGTTTCAGACAGAACATCTACAAGAAAAGTGGCAGCCAGTCCTAGAACACCCTGATCTACCGAAGATTGAGGATTCTTATAAGCGGGCAGTTACTACTCTCATCCTAGAGAACCAAGAAAAAGCAATGAAGGAAGACCGTGGTTTTCTTTCGGAAACAGCACCAACCAACAACATGGGTGGTGGACAGATGGACACATGGGATCCAATTTTGATCTCACTAGTTCGTCGTGCAATGCCTAACCTAATCGCTTATGACGTTTGTGGTGTGCAGCCAATGACAGGTCCAACGGGTCTGATCTTTGCTATGCGTTCAACACTTGCTTCACAGGATGGTGCAGAAGCTCTCGTTGACGAAGCTTTCCCTGACGTATCTAATCAGAACGCTGCCGGTACAATCGGTGGTGGTGATGTTGGTTCGACAGAGACTAACCCTTCTGTTCTTAATGATTCCTCGCCCGGAACATATACTTCCGCAACAGGTATGACACGCAGTCAGGCTGAAGCACTTGGTGATAGCGGTACAAACGCTTTCGCTGAAATGGCATTCTCAATTGAGAAGTCTACGGTTACTGCCGTTTCTCGTGCGCTCAAAGCTGAGTACACAATGGAACTTGCACAGGACTTGAAGGCAATTCATGGTCTTGACGCCGAGACAGAACTCAGCAACATTCTTTCTACAGAAATCCTTGCTGAAATCAACCGTGAAGTCATTCGTTCGCTGTATATTACAGCCGTTGCGGGTGCTCAGGTTAATACAACTGCTGCTGGTACTTTTGATCTGGACACCGACTCAAATGGTCGTTGGTCAGTTGAGAAGTTCAAGGGTCTAATGTTCCAGATCGAACGTGACGCCAATGCGATTGGTCAACAGACCCGTCGTGGCAAGGGTAACATGCTGATCGTTTCAGCTGACGTTGCTTCTGCTCTTCAGATGGCCGGTGTTCTTGATTACACACCTGCTCTGAACAACAACCTCGCCGTTGACGACACATCTTCTACCTTCGCTGGTACAATGAATGGTCGTTTCAAGGTATATGTTGATCCCTATTCTGCAAACGTCGCTGCTTCGCAGTATTATGTTTGTGGTTACAAGGGCACATCGCCTTACGATGCTGGTTTCTTCTACTGCCCATACGTTCCACTACAGATGGTCCGTGCGGTTGGTGAGAATTCCTTCCAGCCTAAGATTGGTTTCAAGACCCGTTATGGTCTTGCTGCTAACCCATTCGCTGCTGCGGGTGCGGTTGCTGCTGGTGACACGGTTAATACCGATGCTTCACTGGATGCGAACACCAATGCTTGGTATCGTCGGGTTAAAGTTACTAACCTTATGTAAGATAAGGAAACTACTAAACTTGGGGGAGCATCTTGCTCCCCCTTTTTTTTGTTATAAATAGATACATGGCAACTGCACAATCACCCCTCGCAAGACAACCGGACCAGTTAGACTATGCAAGTCCAACTCAGTTTCGTTTTGGTATTCAACAATTACCAAAGGTAGAATTCTTCACAATCAATGCAAATCTACCCGGTATTGAGGGCGCATCTGTAGATTTTGCAAACCCATTTGCAAACATTCCAATCATGGGTGATAAACTTACATATAGTGACCTTACTATCACATTTATCGTTGATGAGTATCTGGAAAATTATCAATCACTACACAACTGGCTTACTGGTTATGGATTTCCATCCGACAGAGCTGAGTTTAGAGCGCATAGAGATGTAACCTCAAACACGCCAGCTGGGGGTTCGACACCATCAGTTGATATTGTTAGTGCTGCAACAGCAGATAAGGCGATGTACTCAGATGCATTTCTTATGATTTTATCGAATAAGAATAACCCAATTCTAAATGTTAACTTTCAGAATGTATTTCCAATATCACTCAGTGGATTAGATTACACGCAGGGTGCAACAGATGTTGAGTATATGACTGCTGAAGTAACATTCAAATACCAAATCTACAAATTTGAGAGTGTCTAAATAAGAGTGAGCAGGTTTGGTAAGCTTTAACATTTATCAAATCTTAGACTTAATTACTGGTGACAACTCGTTCGAACTCATCAGGGTCAATATATCACAGAGAGAAACCAAACTGCTCACTTTTTTTATTATGAGGTAAACATGGATTTAGAGACACTAAAACGAACTGCAAGGGAAGACCTTCCCGTATCTGATCTAGAACACATTGATCAGGAATCTTTCAAAAATCAAATGATCAAACAGAAGTGGTTGGACTTTAAGGCTGACTTTGAACTTCTGCTCATCAAAGCAAAGACTGACCATCAACAGATGTATCGACAGAAATGGGAATACTATGGTGGTAAGGCAGATGCAAAAATATATGCTGCAAAACCATTTGACATCAAGGTTATGAAAACAGACCTTCAGATGTATATTCAATCAGATGACGATATTCTTCGACTTCAAAATAAAATTGGTTACTACGACTCATGCTTGGACTACTGTAAGGGTGTGATTAAATCCATCGACAATCGTGGATGGGACATTCGTAATGCAACTGATTGGAAGAAGTTTGAAGCTGGTATGATTTGATGACTTGGGGTTACCATACACTTTTTGATTGCGAAGAATGTCCTGTAGAAAAATTCACAGAGAAAAACATTCGATCATTTATATTAAACATCGTAAAAGATATAGGTATGAAATCATATGGTGATCCGATGATTGCTCACTTTGCATCACACAATCCTGATGTTGCAGGGTTTAGTTTCTGTCAAATGATTGAAACAAGCAATATCACTGGACATTTTGTAGATAAAACTGGTGACTGTTATATCGATATTTTTAGTTGTAAGGATTACGATAAGGGTCTTGCAACTGGAATTATTGTAGATTTCTTTAACCCTAAAGAAATTAAAATGAAATATATTGAAAGGGGTTAGTTGTGCGTATATCAAAAAAGAACGAAGTCTATCTAGTCCTAGATGGGATGACAGATTCTACTCGACAAGAGTTGACAGAGTTCTTTACCTTTGAGGTTCCCGGTTTTAAATTTATGCCAACCTACCGAAGTCGAATGTGGGATGGAAAGATACGACTCTTCTCCCCAGCTACAGGTGAGATATATGTTGGATTGCTTCAATATATCAGGGGTTTCTGCCAGAAAAACGGAATTGAATATATATTAGAAGAGGGAGTTGAAAATGATCGGGTTATTGTTCGTCAAGTGGTTAGAGATTTCATCAGGTCACTTAAACCAAAATCTGGGGGGAAGTCTCTCAAAGTGCGTGACTACCAAATTGATGCGGTACATCACGGTATTGCCAGAAATCGTGCTCTTCTTGTTTCTCCTACTGCTTCGGGTAAATCACTCATAATCTACTCGTTAGTTCGTTATTATCATATGATGGGATTGAAGACCCTGATACTAGTTCCTACCACCTCACTTGTGGAACAGATGTATTCAGACTTCGAAGACTACGGATGGAGCTCTGGCACATACTGTCAGAAGGTATATCAAGGACACTCCAGTAAGGTTGAGAAAGACGTTGTTATATCGACATGGCAGTCTATCTACAAGTTACCAAAGAAATATTTTGAACAGTTCGGTTGTGTGATTGGTGATGAGGCGCATATGTTTAAGGCTAAGTCACTCACTGGTATCATGACAAAGTTACACCTATGTAAGTATAGATTCGGTCTTACAGGCACCCTAGACGGGACGCAGACGCACCAACTTGTTTTAGAAGGTCTATTCGGTCCTGTTGAAAAAGTTACTACCACAAAGGAGTTAATTGAGAAGAAATCTCTTGCTGACCTTAAAATCAAGTGCATTATTTTAAAGCATGAGAATATACGAGAGAGAATGACTTATGCAGAGGAACTACAATATCTAGGCGAACATGAACTTAGAAACGAATTTCTTGCTGGGTTGTTGATGCATCTTCCCGGTAATACATTATGTTTATATCAATTGGTAGAAAAACACGGCAAACCTCTCTATGAGAAAGTCATGAAATCTCAAGAGGAAGGTTTCTTTGACGATAGAATGCGAAAGGTATTTTTTATCTATGGTAACACAAGTACCACAGAAAGAGAAAGGATACGATCTGTTGTGGAGGGTGAAAAAAACTCTATCACCATTGCATCCTATGGCACCTTTAGCACTGGTATTAATATTCGTAATATTCACAACATCGTGCTCGCAAGTCCGTCTAAGTCTAGAATTCGAGTGCTCCAGAGTATCGGTAGAGGATTGCGTCAGGGGGAGAATAAAGATTCCGTTTTGATATTTGATATTGCAGATGATTTGACTTTTAGACATCAGAGTAACTTTACACTTAACCACTTCCAAGAACGCATAAATATCTATAACACAGAACAATTCAACTATGAAATTAGTAAGGTAAACCTAAAATGAACACAGATACATATAAAATTCTGAAGCTCATTAGTGGCGAGAATATCATTTGTGAGCTTTCCGAAGATAACGGCAAATACGAAATCACAAGACCCCTTCTAATGCATGTCTCCCCAAAGATCACCGTGACCGGCATGACAGAATCGTTGATGCTCTCACGATGGGTGCAACCTTTCACTGAAGAAAAATATTTTGAAATTGATCCTAAACACGTTATCATTATGTTACCCGCATCGCCGGGACTGAGTATATATTATGAGGGTGTATTGGACAGGTTAGAAGGCCCGGAAGAACTTTCTACTATGGACGATATTAATGATGAAGAAATTTACGAAGAACTTTTAGATGAACTAGAAACAGAAAGTAAATATATTCATTAATGTAGTTCTGATAACCAAGGACAAGCTTAATGTAACACTATTTTCTGGTGGAGTCAAGGTTCCTTCTAAGATTATTTTAAGTTATAATGTTCCTTGACTTCATAAGTGTATTGATGTATAGTGAGTAAAGATTAAGGAGTATACCTAATGGCCAAATCAAAAGGTGAACATTATGTAGATAACAAAGTTTTTCTACAGGCGATGATTGAGTGGAAAGAAGCGTGCAATCTTTCAAAAGAAGACGATGATGGACGGAAACCCGCTGTAACAAACTACATTGGTGAATGTTTTTTGAAGATTGCAACGCATCTGTCTTACCGTCCCAATTTTATTAACTACACATACAAGGATGATATGATTTCAGATGGCATCGAAAACTGCTTACAATATGCTTCGAACTTCAATCCAGAGAAGTCAAACAACCCTTTCGCATACTTTACCCAAATCATCTACTACGCATTCATCCGAAGAATTCAAAAAGAAAAAAAGCAAACCCACGTTAAAAATAAAATTGTAGCGGGTAGTAACTACCAATCCTATGATACTATGCCGGGTGATTCAACTAGTTATAGTATTGATAATTCCTTTGCAATGGACAATCTTCCATTGGAAGATGTTTATAAACCAAAGACGGTAGAAAAAAAAAGTAAA